TCTTCTGCTAGTTCAGGAAATCTTTTTATCATTGTTTTTATACCACACCCATATATTCCTGGTATATTATCACTTACATCACCGTCAAATACTCGGTAGGTAAGAATGTTAGATGCATCTATACCATATTCTTCTTTTACTCGTTTTCTATTATAAATCTTTTTCTTAGTTGGTGACCAAACTATTGTTTTTTCATTTACCAACTGTAAAAAATCTTTATCAGTAGACATTAAGACTGCTTGTTCGTCTTCACCAAGAATATCAGTAGCAATATAAGCCATAATGTCATCGGCCTCTACTCCATCATATATCATTGTTTGAACGGGTAGATGGTCGAGTAAATCATTTAACCAAACGTATTGTCTTTTCATTGACTCACGTTCATCCTCATCGTTCATCATATCAGCGTACTGACGATTTACTCTGAGTTTTTTAGTGGAACGGTCTGCTTTATATCCACTAAACATTTTTTTACGTCTTTTAGAACCACCTTGTCCATCGAATACTACTACAACTCGTGTAGGTTGTATCTGTCTAATAGCATATCCAATGGATTTAAGAGTACCCGAAACTCCTCCAACATGGTCACCATCATCATTCATTGTAGGAATAGATGACCAACACCTAATATAAGTGTTAAGTCCATCTATTACTAAAACTCTTGAATTGTGATGTCTGTCTTCACGAGTTTCGTGCTCTTTTTCAACTGTTTCTAAAATACTCTTATAGAGTTTTTTCATTATAAAACTTCTTTAGTGTCAAAGTATTTTGATAAAGTTTCTATTCTATCGTTTGCATGAGTCAATAAATCTAAAGCCTCTTCTGCATTTTTATAAAAGTCTTCGGTAGAATGGTCACCAATACCAACTGCTTTGTTTCCAAGAAGTTCTAATGATAATAGTGCTTTTGCTTTATCAGCTTCTGCACTTTTTTGTAACATATCGTATAATGCTTTATCCATAATTTTATTCTGCACCTTGAGTGTCTATTTCCATTTCTTCGATGTCATATGAATCAGATTTATATTGTAAAATAGTTTCTTCACAAATACGTCTGTATATTTCATCACGGAGTTCGTCATTGTCTTGCATGAGTTTGATAAAATCTTTAGCTTGAAACTTATGGATTTCACCAGTAGATGTTTCTACGTACTCATACCAAGCACCTGACTGTTTGAGTAATTTATTTTGCTTCATAACTCCTAACCAAGAACCATAGTTATCTATGCCCCTATCAAAGTAAATTTCAAAATCAGTAGAACGAAGTGGAGGACCCATTCTGTTCTTGACTACTTGGGCTCTAACTTTCATACCAAGTATCTTATCTAGTCCATCCACTTTCTTCTTTATTTGACCCGTACCCTTTAAACGTAACCTAACGGAAGAGTGAAATGCAAGAGCCTTACCACCACTTGTTGTCCAAGGGTCACCGAAAGGCATTGCATTCATTTTCTGACGAAGTTGGTTGGTATAAACAAGAAGTATTTTCTGCCTACCAATCATATTAGTAATCTTTCTCATCGCTTTGGAGATAATAATGGCTTTGTCAGTAGCATACCCATCTTTACCGTAATCAGCCGATAATTCGGTTGTGGTAGATGCAGCTGCAACAGAGTCAGTCACGATAGTTACTAATTTATCTTTGTCAGTATTCCGTACTTTTTCAATTATGGTTTCGGTAAAATCGAAGATTTGTTCTACTGAGTCCGCTGATACATAAAGAAGTTTTGAAACATCTACACCGATTGCTTCTAAGAACTCTCTACTTACCGCGGTTTCGGTATCAATCAATACTGCTACTCCACCTTGTTTTTGGGTTTCCGCTAACAAGTGAGCAGACAGTAAAGATTTACCACTTTGTTCTAGGCCAGTTATTTCTACAATCCTTCCCACAGGCAATCCACCATATGGTCTGTTCGAAATTGCAACATCTAACATTGCACATCCTGTTGATACCCAACCAGAAACATTGGTTGGTGCTTCTTCGGAGTCTAAGAAAAATGCTACTTTTTCACCTTTTGATTGTTTATTGAGAGATTCAGCTAATACATCAGCTAAATCTATCTCTTTTGCTTTTTTGGCCATAGATTATTTATCCGTTAAATAACTCATCAAACGCAGAAGCTACATCATTTGTATTAGATGTTTGTGTTTGTTGAGAAGTTGTTGTTTGTTGTGCTGGTTGAGTAGTTGATAAAGTTTGTTGTGTAGCTGATGTTTGACTACTATCTTCACCACCACTTGGATTTAACCAACCTTCCAATACATCTTTTAGTTCATCATAAGATAACTCTTGATACAAGTCTGTAATTTCTGTTTGATTTTGTAACAGATTTTCTACTTGTTGAGAATCTTCTACTAAAGGAGTTTCTTTTGGTTTTACTCGAATAGTTGTTGTTGGATAACTTGTACCCGCATCTTCAGCTGAAGTATATTCGATTGTTAAATCACGACCATTTACAGGATCTGTAATATCACCGTAATCAGGATCAGCAATATAACCAAGAATTTCTTGATATACAGTTTTACCAAATCCCCAAAATTTAACTCCTTCTCCTTCCTCACCTCTTACAATAACAGGTACGAAAGTACGAAGTTTTGGTTCCATTTGTCTTGCTGCTTTATAGTCTTCCTTATCACCCATTCTTTTTAGTTTGTCTGAAAATTCCACAATAGGGTCAGGTCTACCAAAAGATTGAGGGGAAAGGTAAGTTTTGTTATTCACATTATAGTGAAAATACAACTCGATGAATGGATTGTCTGGATTAAATTTGTAAGGAACGATTCTAACTTGATGTTTACCAGGAGTTGGTTTCCAAAGAGAATCAGATTTACGTTGAGTGTTTTGCAGTTTATTCAGTCTGCTTCTGATAGCATTTATATCCATTGTTTTACCTTTTATGTTTTAATGTTTATTGTTTAAAATACAACCGATTTAGTTGTATATATACATATTAATAAAGTAATAAATTGACAGATAAATGTCAAATTATTTACCCCATTTTTTGTTTTTTACTATCTGTCCTATGATACCATAGACAGACAAATCGGATAATGTATCTTGTACAGATTCAGCTACTAAATCAACTTTACTATTGATAATAAGTTGTTTTAGTCTTTGTATTTTATCGTTCATACGAAACCACAAACCTTGCATAGCTAATTTAATATCAGTAACTGACTCAAGGTTAGTTCCAACAGAAATATTGTCTGGTCCGTAGTTTGATTGCTTTAGACAAAATAGTTCATATTGCGTCCACATTATTCTTTTAAATGCATCAGTCATCTCAGGATATTTTTTTTCAATATCTTTAATAACTAACGGATGGTCAAACTTAACAAAAGATAATTCTTCTTCAGATTCTTTTGGTTTTACTATAATAGGTTTTTTGTTAATTGGCATTTTGTTTGTATATTTAAGGTGTATATACCTAATATAATACAATCAAATAACAATGTCAATTATTAAAACTAATTATATCAAAAATTCTTGTATTAATTTTTTTGATACCTTCTGTATTGGTGACGATAATTGAATTTTTGTATTTATTCCAATCTAATTGAAAGTTTTTATCTAATGAACCACCATTTTCTAATTTGATTGTTTCATTGAGAGCGTTTATAGTATAAAGAGTATTGGATTGTTTTTTTCGGTGCACCAAGATTGTGTTTTCAAGTGGTACTTCTGGTCGTTTAGATGTGTCTATGTTAAATGTTATATACAATTCTTCTAAGTTACTTTTATTTTGAAGCACATAAATGTAGTTATATACAATAAAATAAGTTTCCCTTATTAATTGTAGAGTTTCTTGAAGATTTTCTCTACTGGTAAAGGTACAAAGAAGTTGTGTTTTCATATATTTACTTTAATTCATCTATAAATATAAGATACTAATCTGTTAAATGAATATGTCTATAAATGATTAAATAAGACTAACCAATTAATGATTTTTTGGATTGCATTGCAAGAGCTTCTTGTAAATCTTTACCATATTGACCAGCAACCTTAGAAATTTTACCAGCTGTTCTATGTGTATCAGTACCAATATGTCTCTTTTTTCCTTCAGTAGATATATAGTGAAGTTCTTGCTCTACTCCCTCAACAGTAACATTACCAATTAAATGATTTTCTAATGCCTGATTATAATTTCCAGCTGGATTTTCTTTTAACCACTCATCCTCTGTTTTAAATTCAGTTGATACTGCTAATGCATTTCTATAATCTTTTGGGGATACTGAATATTCTCCCATTTCAGTAAGTTTTCTACCATCTGCAGTACCACCAACATTTTGTGTAATATGCACCCTATCAAAGAATCCAGCAACATAAGCTTGTGTTCTTTTACCGTTTACAGGTGGTGGAGTGTGTCCATTTTCTGCTTTATTCGCAACAATCTGCTCCACAGACTGGTCTCTCGTTTCGTGATGTTCAGAGACAGACATTCCCATAGCTCTCACCAATTGTTCTAGATCTGTTTTT